GGCAACAGGAATCGTCGGCATCACAGGCACGCTCGCTCGAGGCGAGCAAGCACCGATCACCGCAACGAACCAGAATGCTGGCGTTGTTGTGAATCCGTCCTGATACGGTCTCAAGTTTCAATCCCCAACGGCTCGGAGTCGAAAGATTCCGAGCCGTTGTCTTTTGCGTGGTATGTTGAGTCGCATGAAACTAGACCTAGGTTGCGGACAAACTCGGATCGAAGGCTATACACCGTGGGACTGGTCCACGAACAACGATGTGTCATTTCTCCCGTTCGCAGATGGATCGATCGAGGAGATCCGTGCAAGCCATGTACTCGAGCACATCGAGCGTCCGTACCTGCTCGAAGTCGTGCAGCATTGGGTCGACAAATTGCAACCAGGTGGAATCTTGCGCATCGCAGTTCCTGACTTTGACGAGATCATTCGCCGTGCGCAACTCGACCGAGATCAGGAAGATCAAAGCGGCAAGCCGTTCCCGTGGGAGGCGTACATCATGGGCGGACAGATCGACACATTCGATCAGCATCACACCTTGTGGAACGATCCAAAGTTGCGCCTGCTTTTCAATCAGGTCGGCATCACCGAGATCATGCCTTGGAAAAACACAGAGCCGATCGACTGCAGCGATCTTCCGATCTCGCTGAACCTTGCAGGTCGCAAGCCGCTTGCAGTTGGTGCGATGACGCAGCCGCCAAAGTATCTCGACATCAAAGGCGTGATGACGATGCCGAGACTGACATGGACTGACACGATGTTCTGTTGTCAGAAAATTACTAGCGCACTCGGCATCACGATCACGAACTCGTCAGGCGTGTTCTACGGGCAGGGCATGCAGCGCATTCTCTCGATGCTTGCACAGGAGACCGACATCAAGTGGGCTCTCACGATCGACTACGACTCGCTCTTTGACTGGCAGGACATTGTTGCCATGCGTGAGATCGCCGAGCGGGACGGTCTCGATGCGCTCGCTCCGCTGCAAAGTGGTCGTGAGCGACTCGCTCCGCTCTGCGTTGCGTCAACCAACTGGATACCTCGCAAACTCAACACGCACGATCTGCAGCAGGACTGGTTCGAGGTCTCGTCGATGCACTTTGGATGCACCTTGATCCGCATGGACTCGCTGCGCAAGTTGCCCAAGCCGTGGTTCTGCTCCGTGCCGAACGATGAGGGCGACTGGAGCGGCGACAAGATCGACGACGATATTTGGTTTTGGAAACAAACGCAGAAGGCGAACTGGAAGATCGGCGTGACACCGAAAGTCTCTATCGGGCACATCGAGACGGTCGCAACATGGCCTGGACCGAAGTTGCAGTCGCTGCACCAGTCGACGCACAACTATCTGCGATCAGGCAAGCCGTGGTATGTCAAAAGTCGTGAAGGTTGGCGCAACGGTCCGCAGGATCAACCGCCCGAAATTGCACCGCCTGCATAGGATCAAATATGGCAGTAGGAACATACGCACTCACGACATTGGCAGGGCTCAAGGCGCATCTTGGAATTACGGTCAGCACCTACGACACGATCCTTGAACAGTACATCGATCACGCAACTGCAAAGATCGAAAGGTGGATCGGTCGGCAGATCAAGGTGCGCAACTACTTCGAGTGGTACGGCGGAAACGATGTTCGATCCGTCAAGGTCAAGCAGTACCCGATCAACAATGTTGTCGGCGTTTACACAGGACTCACGGCTGCGCTCGTGATCGCATCGACCGTGTCAAGCGATATCAGGCTGACGGTCTCCATCAACACCGACCCGCTCGGCACGGTTGCAAACGGCGTGCTCGCACCTGGTGTAACCCTGACACGCACAACAAGCGCAGGCACGACGACAACCAACACGCTGACATTCGCAACTTATCCCGACACGACATCGCTTGTGGCTGCGATCAATGCGATCACGGGCTACAGCGCAAGCGTGTCGACTGCGATGCGATGCGCACAACTGCATCCTCGAGCCGGTGGAGATATCAAGATGGCGACCGTGGTGTTGACTGGTGTCAATGTCTCGAGCGAGTTTGTCTACGACTCGTATCTTGGCATCGTCACGATCCGTCAAGACGCATTCCCGACGATGGGGCAACACAACGCACGATTCCCAAGTGCGCTGCAGTCAACGCTGATCGAGTACTCGGCAGGCTATACAACTGTGCCTGACGACATCCATCAAGCGTGCCTTGTGATTGCAGGCACGATGTACTTGAGCCGCAAGTCCGACACATCGCTGCAGAGCGAGTCGCTCGGCGACTACTCGTACTCAATGGCGAGTGCGGACTCCTCGAGGGCGATGATGGAGGACATGATCGGAAGTTGGAAAGAAATTCGATGAGCGTCGACAGTCTCATCGCACAGTTTGGCAAGCCGATTGAAATCTACTTACGAGCAGAGAGCGTCGACGCAGGTGGTGCATACACCCGTGTCTATACAGCGTCGACTGTACTGATCACGGTGTACTTGCAGCCGCAAACGCCGAACGAGTCGATGCTCAACGGCGCAATTAGAGCATCGACAGGTCTCACCGCATATGTTAATGCCGTCGACGGATCGAGTTTGTCAACTGGACAGCGGCTCTACGACAACGAGACATCGATCATGTACGAGATCACAGGATTCCGCCGACCCGATATGCGAAGCGATCCTGACACGATGGCGTACTACATCCTTGCGCTGACAGCAGTCGAGGGTCAAGAATGAGCGCAAGCCACAACTTTTCGGCTGCGGACATTATGGCTGCAAACATCAAAGGCATTCAAAAAGGTCTTAATGTTGCGATGACTAAACTGCAACGAGAAATGCGACTGACATTGAACAAAAGGGGCACAGGCGTTGGATATCGTGGTGGCAAGAAGGGCAAAGGATATTTTCGCAAACGATCTGCACCAGGTCAACCGCCAGCGCAGGACACAAGCCATCTGATCAACTCCGTGCAAACATCAGTATTCAGAAACGAAACTGGTCGAGATTTTGTCTCGGTTTTTATGACTGGACTTGTCGCAGGCGTGTACAAGGATGCACGCATTCCGAGGTGGCTCGAATACGGCACGAGTCGCATGAAGGCTCGACCATTCATTGCGCCAAGCATTAAAGTCGTCAAGCCCAAAGTCGTTGGGATCATCGAATTTGAAATGGACAAGGCGATCAAGAGAATGCGAACTCGAGCAATGAAGGCGGCCCAATGAGTCAAGTCATCCTGACCACGATCTACAACAAGTTGGTCGCAGTCACAACTGCAGGCACGGTCTACAACCTTGTCGGCGGCAAGATTTACCAACTTGAAGGACCGCAAGGATCGGTCATGCCGCTGCTCGTTTATGCGATCAGCAACGAGGACACAACGACCTTTATGACATCGGCAACGCAGTCGATGCACACGCTCGACTGTGCCTTCACCTTCTACTTCAAGCCTGACTCGTCGGTTGTGACGGCGATGGCAGCCGAGGCTGCGTTATTCCTGCTCCTGCACAAGGCGAGCATGACACCATCTGATGTCTCATACTCGACCATCGAATCGATCTGCACTTCTCGGGGTGTGCCTACGATCAATGTAGACTCGATCGTCATCGACACGACATACAGAATTTTCGCAACGAAACAAACATAAAGGAGAATCACAATGGCAGGAATTAGTGGAGTCAACGGCAACATCGCCATCACAGGCGCAATCGGTGGAATCATCAAGTCTTGGACAGCAAATTTCACACGGGCAACGACTGACATTACAGGTTTCACGAATGCGACTCGCAATCGTGCAATCGGGATTATTGATGTTACGGGCTCGATGACTGGATCGCTCGACAACGGAACATCTCCGACCGTTGCATTTAGTGGCAATACTGCTGCAGCAGACATTACTTTGACTGCAGAAACTGGCAACACGCTTGTGTTCAAGGCGATCATCGACTCGTTTACAGTCGGCGTTGCAGTCGATGGCGAGGCAACCTTTAGCGCAAACTTTGCGATCGCTTCTACTCAAGCATCATTCGCTAGTGCCGTCACGACTACTTGGACTGCATGATCGATTCGTTCAGTCCATTCGCAGGTCATAAAGATTCTCCCGATGACCTGCGAGTGGAGTTTGTCTATCGTGGCAAGCAGTACGGTCGATGGGTCGGCGCAATGGACCGCAAGGATGCGCTGCAAATTGTCATGCTCTCCGAAAACATATCGCCATCGTTGAGGCGTGATCTCGTGCGTGTTACTATCAAAACACGAAAGGAACTCGCACGATGGAAACCAACAAACCAAAAGCCCGCCTGGTAGCAATCGGTCGGCACATGCTCTCGTGTCTCTCTGCCAACGACTACATCGAGATCGGAGAGCGCAGATGGCACGCCTTGCACAACCGAGCGCAGGAGATGCTCGAGGACTCCCGTGCAGACTCGGCGCAGCGAGTCGAGACTATGAAGGCGATATACGACCTGCGAGATCGTACGACGCAGCTGGCCATTCAGCACGGCGCAACACTCGAAGGTGCGCTCGAGGTGATCGAGCACGCCTGCAAGAAGGCGAAGGTGGACGGCAGCGAGGCAGTTGCGCTGATGCAGCCCGAGGTGGTCGTTTCAACTGCGCTTGCGCTGTTCGGCATCGATCTCGATGCGGAGTCCTCAAGCCCAAAATGACAGCGGGGAGCGGCGACCTCGACTGGCATTCGCTCGCCGCATTTGTTTCGCACTACGCTCCCGGCTCGACTGATCCGATGGAGTTGCCGGTGGATCGGCTGCTTGCGATCGCACACGCAACCAGTGCGCTGCTCGTGCGCAACGCAGAGGCACAAACACAGAGCATGCGTAGGATGAGATAGCAATGAATCCGACCCTCGAAGTACAGATCACGGCGAAACTCGACAAACTCGATGCGGGTCTAAAGGTTGCTGAAGCGAAGATCAATCAGAGTGCGCAGACCATGGGCAAGGTCGGCGAGAAGGCGGGCAGCAGCTTTACGGAAAGTTTCGCTGCAAACTTGCCAATGATGATGGTCGCAACGGCGATGGCAAAGACCATAGGAGGCGGCTTGCTCAAGGCTGTTCAAGATGTCAACGCAGGCAAAAGCGGCGAGGATATCGGGCTAAATTTTGCGCAGGGAATCGTTGACGGTGCGAAATCCTTACCAGTCGTCGGCGTTGTGTTTGGCATCCTTGACGAGTTGGTCAACGGTGCGACCCGTTACATTGAAAAACTCAATGAGGCAGTTGCAAAAGGCGTTGAAAAATACATCTCGTCGATGGATGCGATGAACAAGGCGACAAAGGACTTTCAGAAAACCTCAAGAGAAAAGGTGGAGGATGTTGCGGTTTCTGGCAGTCCTGAAAATACGGCAAGACTTGCAGTTGCACGACAGAACGAAAAGGCTGCTGCCGATGCGCAGGCTTCAAAAGAAATAGGACAGCAAGCACTAAGAGACTTAAAGAAAAAACAGTTTGACGATGACAAAGCAAAAATGGCTGAGATGAAAAATGAGGGCATCAGTGGTGATCAGATTCGTGCAAATGAGGGTCGAATATCAAGAGATGAAGAACTTGTGCAGCGCAATAAGGACAACGAATCTGCGATGAAGCGAGCAGCAGAGGCTGTTGCAAAGAATGACCGAGACATTGATGATGCACTCATTGCCTACAAATTGGCGAATCAAGAAGAACTCAATAAAAAAATCAAGGAAATGAACAACAAAGCAGCTGTAGATTCCGCTGCGGCCGCCAAGGCGTTGCAGGAGAAAAGTCTAAAGACTGCAATGGAGACGGGTGATTACCAAGGCGCACAAAAACAAATAGACACAAACGCCGATGCAGCCGCCAAGGCGTTGAATGAGAAAAGTCTAAAGACTGCGATGGGCACGGGTGACTATGCAGCCGCACTGAAAGAGATAAACAACAAAGCCGCCGCAGAGCAAAAAGCGTTGGACGAGAAAAGCAAAAACGATGCAAAGGAAATGGGCAACCAAATGGTTGCCGACTGGAAAGTACAGCAGAAGGAAAAGTACGACGCAGCAGTTCAAGCGCAACAGGACATCATCGATGCCGAGAAGCAAGCGCAGGCGCAGATCGACAAGATCGGCCGTGTCGATAAGATGGCAAGTGAGGCGGCTCGTGGCATGATCAGCAGCGGGCAGACTGCGCTCGGTCAGTTTAACTTTGCGCAACAAGGCGCAGGTGGAACTGCACTCGACATGGCGAAGAAGCAAGTGATGAGCCTCGAAAAGATCGAGGCATCAACTGCCGAACAAGTACGACTCGCCAAAGAAATGAAAGGGTTTCAATAATGGCAACGGTTTATGAATTATTCAGCAGTCGAAAGTATGTCAACAACGAAGGCAAGCCTCGTGCAGAGCAGCAGTTCGTTGTCGTTGATGCTGCCACCGAGGGCGATGTCGTTGCGTTGTTTGGCTCAACCTTGCCAGGCGAATACGCACACTATCCAAACGATGCAGCATTGCCGTACGACATGCTCGCCTTCGACTACTCGATCACGAAAGATCCGAGTGCAGTCAGCACATGGCAAGTCACGATGCGATATCGAGCGGAGATCGGCGCAACCTCGGGCTTCAACAATCCGACATCACCGCTGCTAGAGCCCAACGAGGTTGGATATCGCACGGCACGACTTTCGATGACTGCAGAGTTCCGGGACTTGTGGCGGGTGTACGCATCGGTTACTGCGTTGCAGGCGGTCGCAAGTGGTGACTACTCAGTGACGGACATCGGAGGAGGTTCAATTGATGTCGCTGGCATTCCACTTTCGACGCTTGTGTACAAGCAGGAGATCACGATCTTGATCACGGACTCATTCCTGCCAAATGCGCAAGCGGTCGCAACGCAGATCGGGACACGCAACGCATCGACATTCTTGAACTATCCGTCAGGCTCGGTCGTGTTTGCAGGCTGCAACTGCGAGACGATCCCCGAAGTTGGGCGTAACTCGATCGAATATCGGTTTGTCTACGACCAGTCGTATCATCAGATTCAATATCCAGTTCGAGGAAATAACGGATCGCCGATCCTTGCGGCATCAGGATCGAGAAAGGGATCGGCAGAAAAAGTTTATTTCAAGCAGCCGTTTAATAACACAAGCAACTTTAACAACCTTTCACAATACTTTGGAGGACTATAAATGGCAGACGAAATCAATATCTCACTCAATGTCGATGTGGTATCGGGCAACTATCGAGCATCGTTTCGACCAAGCACGATCCAGCCTGACATGGCGACGATAACGGGTTCGGACATTGTGCAGAACATCACAACTTCAGCATTCCAAGCAATTGGCATTGGCGCAAGCGTAAGTGCAGGTGGCTACTTTTGGTTTCGCAACTTGGACACGAGCACAAGCGTGACGTTCAATCCGTCGATTCAAATTGCAATGGGCGCAACAAATGGTGCTGGAACTTCAACACCGTTTCTTAATCTTCGACCAGGTGAATTTGCGCTCGGTCGCTGCGTGACAACGACGATGTGCGCTCTGTCGTCGACCGCAACTGCGAACCTGCAATTCGGAATTATGTCGGCATGAAACTTCCTCGCTTCACAAGCGGAAGCATTGGTCGTCTCGACTACAAGGCTCTGAATCAGGCGTTCACTTCCATCGAAAAGATGGACGGCAAAGCGCAGGATGGTGGCCCGTATGAGGGCGCAGTTCGTGAGTCGTTTATCGCCACGATTACAGGACTGATGACGGACTCGCTGCAAGGCGCAAATCAAGACACAGGACAAGGCACGCAGTTCCAAACTTATGTGTACAACTGGAGCGAGGTCGACATCTCGTACGGCAGCAATGGCTCGGGCTCGGGCGTAGGTGTCAGCGACTTGCAAGGGGCACGAGGCATCGACTATGCCGACGGCGTGACGATCACAGCACCTGCATCGTATTACCCTGCGATTGACTTTGCGCCGTATCGCAGGTTCGCAGCAGGCGATGTCGTGCTGCTGACTCGTTGCGCAGTCAAGAGCGGCAGCACCTACTCGATGATGTATTCGATCACGGCGGTCTCGGCGGTGACTCCGTTCCTTGCTCGGTTGACTGCAATAGTTGGAACTGCAGGTCTTGGACGATATGCGTGGACTGGACTTTCAAGAAGGATCGATGGATCGCTTGCAGAGAAGACCGAGGCGACAAATCTCTACGAAATGAACAAAGTATCAACGCCAGGCTTAACGACAGCGTTGACAGTCGACGGAGTCTCGTGGAACGGTTCAGCAAATTGGGGGCACGGACAAGTTTTAGTCGGCGCATCTGCAACATTGACAAAAACAAATTTACCAGTAGGCGTAGCAGGCACAGGTACAGTAGTGATTATGCATCAGAGTCATGTGATTGCGACCACAGATGAGACCACAAAAGGCGTAGCGTTTTACTTTTATTCTGTTGCACCAGTCACTGCGGAGTGCGACGCATGAGCGGACTTCAGGGACTCATTGTCGATGGATGCTGTTGCGGTTGCCCCGACACAACTGATGCAGTAAAGGCTGCGATCATTGCTAACTCACTTAATACGTATACTGCTAATTTTACTTCTCAATTTGACGGGCTTGTGCACGGTATGGGTGAATGGGTGGACAAACTTGTTTTTAACACTATGACTCAATCAACTTGCGCTAATAACCCTTGCGGCGCTTGGGGGTGTCCGCTGGAAGGTTGGGTAATAAATAAGCATTCAAATAGCAATACAAATACTGGGCGTTTAATGCCTTGGAACTTTCAAAATGACGACTTTAGTCCGCCCTTAGATTGCGGAATAATATCGACTGGTGGTAATCACGATGACACAACGATGCGCCCCATATTATGCGATGCGGATTGCTCTCCTTGTCAAGGGCCTCCTACTGTGGGCTGCGGTGTTATGGTGCAAGGATTAGTAGACCAATCATATAATTCAATTAGTTTTAATTCGACGGCGGGTATTTCTATAACGGACAATATAAATCAAAACACACTGCCACAGGTTGCAACCATGTGGTGTCCTCCTACTGGACAGATTACTGGTGTGCCTAGCGTTACGAATATCGCATCGAAGAAGGAAATTTTTACGAATTCGACAAATCCTCTTGCAATTCAAACGGTCACGGTAAAAAAACAAATACGATTGTATTATTGGAAAAACAACATTCCTTACCCACCAGATGGAGATACGGTCAATGTTGGAAAATGTTTGGCTTTAGTTTTTGGTGTTTATGTGAAAGCCAAAAGACCGTGGTTTAATGTTAATACGGGAACGGTCATGAATCCAGCGGCGTATCCAGATGATGAATTGTCGCATTGGATCACCTATACAAGCTATTGGAATGGAACAGATACGGCGGCGCAATGGCTTGTAAAACCGCTGAAATGTAGTTCGGTTTCTTGGGATTACAAACCGTGTCCCTTTGGGGCTAATGGTGGGTATCGCCATTGGGCAATGCCATACGATGAAAGTACATACCTTGTGTATAAAAGTCTAACGTCACCATTCCTTCGACCGATGCACACTAGCGGCTCTAATCCAGAATGCGGAATTTATGTTGATAATTATCCTGCTATAAATGTAACTGGTATAGGTTGTGTTTGGTCTGATACGGAAAATAACCCTTTTTCTAGTGCTGTCTTTTCTGCAATTAGCGGAGACTGTAATGTTGCTATGAACCCTACAATTTCATCGTTTCAACCAAACCTTTCCGCACCTTCAACAATTTACATAACCTAACAACGTGCCGCAAAATATAAATCTGCCTGATGATTTTTTATCAACGCTCGAAAAAACTGGGCAGTATTCCAGTTCGCTCGGTACGGTCTTTGCGGCCGATGGCACGATTAACTTGTCAAAAGTTCCTGAATATGTGCCACGCACTTCTGTAAAAAAAACCATGCAACTAGAAAAACAAAATCCCGAGGAAACAGAACAAGAATATATTGCTCGATTGACTGATTTGTATAAATCGAAGATGAGCGATGCGACACCGCCTGCGCTTTTTGATCGTGCGATCTCTTTCATCCAGGCGATGGCATCGAAGGTGTTCGAGTTGCCCGCAACTGCAGAAGTTCAAGCACTGCGACTCGATGTGTGTTTTGCTTGCGAGCATTTCCTCGTGGCGTTCGATGCACCTGAACAAGTGGGTCACTGCGCTGCGTGTGGATGCGGCAAGTCGAAGATGACATCGCTCCCCGAGAAGGCGAAGATCCTCAAGTCGACCTGTCCGAAGAATCTGTGGGATGTCACGATCGATCCCGCAGCCGTTGCGCTGCCGATCGCTCCGCCTCCGCAGTAACGAACTTTCTTGTCTGGGGCGGTGCAGGATGGCCAATCTTCCGCACCGCCCTTTTCTCCTACGATCGATCCTGAAGCGTCCGTTTCTCGGACTACTACAGACACCACCCATACCCAAACAACGCACCACAGGCGATCCTAGACCGTCAGATTTGGACGGCTGGAGATGCCGCACGCATTATTTACGAAATACTGTGGGTGGGCTTGGGTGGGCTATTGGATCGTGTGTGGCGAGTGTAGGAAATTTGTAGAAAAGTTGTACATAGACTTGACAACTGCCGATATAGGTGTCATACTTCACCCGTTCAGACACCCGCCGAAAAGGCAGACAGGAAAGAAAATGAAAACATCAGCACAAACCGCAACGCAAACCGCAACATCAAACATCGCCTTCAATGTTGCCTTCTTTGATTATCTCGAAGGTGGAGTCGTCAAGGGATACGCAAAGATCCGCTCGCTCAAAAGTGATTTTAAGTGGGAAGAATTGTCCGCAGTCCTCGACGGACTCTACAGACTGCACGGCGCAGCCGCTCCAGTTGTCGCTGACGACTCTTGGCACAACGGACAGCATCCGCTGCAGATCGAGATCGCAAAGCAGACAACATCGATGGACTGCTGATTGCTCGCCCCACTCGCCTACGGCGAGGACGGCGTGCACTCCGCACGA